TTTGCCCCTTTAACTTCAAACAGGGTACACCAGTTCCCCAAACCGCCTGTACAACCTGCACAAAAAAGTTAGTTAAAATTTGTGCAATATTTTAGGTGCATATCTGTTGACAAAAGGTGGTACAAATGATATACTTATATAAGAAACAAGGAAAGAGAGGAAAGAGAACAAAAGAAAAAACTTAAAAGAATTTCAAGAAAAACACTTGACAATGTACAACAAACATGATATAATAAGTGCATAGAAAAGAAAGAGAGGTAAACAAAATGAGAGTAGTTAAATCAAGTACACAGTTAGGTAAAAGATTATTAGCAACCGGTGAAAAGTACCAAGGCACTTTCTTAAATCAAGTTTACAACAAATGGTCACATGAAAAAGAGGAAGCATGGAACAAATGTTATGATGAATATTGCAATACAGAGGGTGCAGAACAGTTTGGTATTTGTACTCACAATAGTTTTAGCTTTACTGTGTCATGGTTTACACCGCAAGGAATGAGATTTGAAACATCAAAAAACAGTTATCTAGTTGTATTTGATGATTGAAAAAAATTAGTGTGGTGAGACGGTCACAAACGAGGTTCAATTCCTTGCACACTATTCCACACCATAAGGTGTGAGATATAAACAAATAGAAAAGGAGAACAAAAATTATGGCAAGAAAGAGAATGGTAACAAGAACAGTAGAACAGACAACAGCACAGGTCATGACACTTGATGTCACAACAGCAGAAGTGCAGATACGCTCTTATGACATCGGCGGACGTTACACCGATACAGAGCTACTAAAGAAACTACAGAAACTTTTCCAGACTGATATTCTTAAACTTGTACACATTGAAGAACAGTCTTGCAAACAGGTGTTACTTGGTATGGACGAGGAAGATTTTATCAGAATTGCAAATGTATTGCCACCACGAACAACAAATAAAGACGAGGACTAGGGGCAACCCTAGCACCTCACTAAAGGAGCGATAATATGATATCAGTAATTGACCAAGAAATACTTGTTGATGATTTACTAGAAATAGAGAAAAAACTATTCAAACTTAGTGAGCAATTAGGTTCAGATGCTGAACTAGACGAAGCGTGGTATATTGTCTACACCCGCTTACAAAAGGAGAAGATGAAAGAAGCGAAAATGAAATCAGAAAATTAAATCATTGTTAAAAATTTCACGAAAGTACCAAAACCAGGGTGCGTGACAGGCACGATTATAGTTTCAACACTATACACCCTTTAGCGTACAAACGTACGCATGAACATTGACAACAAAATAAAGAGAACAGAAAAGGAGAATGATATCATGGAAAGAATTTTCACAAATGCACTCAGAAAACAGTTAAGACAACGTATTAAAGGTACAATATCTGTACACATTATTGATGGCATACTGATAATAGATATTGTTGACGGTGTTTCACAATATTGGCGGTATACATTAAACAACTTATCAGTGAACTTATCAGTAGGTTTATCCAGTAAAATTGTATCAGATGTTATTGTAAAACAGTACAAGAAGTACATTTTTAAGCAGTATTTTCGATAAGAAAATTTGAAAATAAGGGTTGACTTTTCAAGTACAATGTGTTATTATAAAAGAGTAACAAAGATAAATTACAGTTACGTTGCCAGAGTGGTGTATCTGGAAACTGGTACACCCTCACACCCCTTGCAAGTGTCGTATATTTTGGTAGTACACTGAAAAACTGATATGTGGTTGTAGTACCACATCTAGTGGAATAGGTTCAATCCCTATCACTTGCACTGGTACATTAATGTACCTAAACTATAATCAATCAAGAAACCAGAAAAGGAGAACAAATTATGGCAAGAGTACCAATGGTAACAAGAACAATCGTAGCAACAAAAGCAAATGTGATGTGTCTGGACGTTCAGGCAGGTGAACCGTGTAACAAGGTTGTTACAGTACCTCGCACCTATAAGGATGATGAAGTATTGATGAAGAAAGTTCGTCCGTTGATTGAAACTGAGACACTCAAAGCGGTACACATTGTAGACAAAGAAGAAATTGAAACTTTGTACGGAATGACAGAGCAGGAATTTATTGAGTTTGCAAAAGTGCTTCCACCTAGAAATGGTGCGAACAGTGCCGAAGAAGCAGACAACGAATAACACAGTAGCAGGTAAAAATATAAAACAGTAAACACAACAAAATATTTAATTAAAAGGAGAACAACACCATGATTAACATTAAAGAAATGAGCAGAGAGTTCAACGAAGTTGAGCAGTACCTTATGACAATCGCACCATCAATCGTTTCAATGAAAGACGTTGAGGACGGAGAACACATTACAGTTGATGGTGTTCTGATGTTTGAGGACGTCAAAGAGGACAGTGGCGATGTTGTTGAAGTAATGTCAATCATTACACCGGAAAAGCAGGTATACAGTTGCCAGTCGGCTACGTTCAAGAGAAGTATCAATGATATTTCAAATATTATGAAAGGTAAACCGTTCACAGTTATCAAAACTTCTGGTAAAACAAAGTCAAACCGAGATTACATTAACTGCGTACTGGACGTTGAACGTCTTGCATAAGTTCAGAGTGTAACAGTTAATAAATGGGGAGGCACTCTTAGTACCATACTAGAGTGTCTCTCTTATTTCATTCATAGGGGTGAACGTTATGGCAAAAAGACGAAAACAAACACCTGCGGAACGTGCCTACTCTAAGCAAGTCAACCGTATTAAACAGTTTATAAGAAGAGCAGAAAAACGTGGGTATAAATTTATTGAAGATGTGTTACCACAAAGACCTAAGCGTGTAACACAAGCAAGTGTACGAAAACTTGCAAAATTAACGTCTGATAAATTGTACCAGAAAGCTGTATACGGTGGTTTAGCAACAGAAGGAGAAATAGTACCTGCAACAGAGGGTGTAAAGTTGGAACGCTCTTTGAGAGCAAAGAAAGCGGCAGAAACTAGAAAATACAGACTGGCAGAGCCAGTGCAAGAACCAACCAATACACCTGGTTTTGTTCCACCAGAGAACATATCAGAAGATGTGTCATTTTTTGACACTGTTGTTATCACTGGTTTTAAGGCTCATGTGAGACAGTTTAATGAATACGCTAGTAATTTATTACTTTCATGGTTGGACAGAATATTAGCAACAAATGATGCACATGATGTAGCAACAATGTTAAACGATGGTGCAGAAGCAGGTTTGATTGTAACATATCAGATAGTTTATTCACAAGATAAGCTAACACAGTATATGTCTGAAATGTTAAATTATTTGCCAGAAGCAGGACCACTGTTTAAGGCTGAAATGATGGACGCAATGGAACAGGAAGAAGATTTTAGTAGTCCAGTATGAGAGTAAAAAAGTATCGTTACTTCATGTGTGACTTCGAGACAACTGTTTACAAAGGACAGGTTAATACAGAAGTCTGGGCTAGTGCGTCCGTTGAATTGTTCACAGAAGATGTAAATATATTTCATAGCATTGGAGAACAGTTCGATTATTTTCTAGCACAGAAATGTAACATAGTAGCGTACTATCATAACTTGAAATTTGATGGTGCATTTTGGTTATCGTATTTGTTAGTTGATAAGGGTTTTAAGCAAGCATATAAAAAGGTAGGAGATAACGAAAATGATGTAGAATGGTTACCAGAAAAATACATGGAAAATAAATCATTCAAGTATAGCATATCTGATAAAGGTATGTGGTACAGTATTATCATAAAAGCCAACAATCACTTTATTGAGATAAGAGACTCGTTAAAACTACTACCATTCAGTGTAAAACGTATTGGAGAAAGTTTTGGTACAAAACATAAGAAACTTGATATGGAGTACACTGGTTTTAGGTATGCAGGATGTACTATAACAGACGAAGAAAGAAAGTACATAGCTAATGACGTTCTTGTAGTTAAAGAAGCGTTAGAAATAATGTTCCAACAAGGACACAACAAATTGACAATAGGTTCATGCTGTTTGGAAGAATATAAGTCTATTTGTAAGTCATCAACAAAGAACGCTCTTGATTATAATGAAATGTTTCCAGATGTCTACACTATGACGATTGACGAGAAAGCACATAGATACCCAAACGCAGGAGAGTATATCCGTAAATCCTATAGAGGCGGTTGGTGCTATCTAGTAAAGGGTAAAGAGAACAAGATATTTACAAATGGAACGACAGCAGATGTTAATTCTTTGTACCCTAGTATGATGAGTAGTGAAAGCGGAAATAGGTATCCGATTGGTGTACCACGATTTTGGAAAGGTAATTTTATTCCAGACGTTGCACTTGATGAAGATAAGTATTACTTTGTTAGAGTAAAGACAAGGTTCTACATTAAACCAGATAAGCTACCATTTATACAAATAAAATCGTCATTACTGTACAAAGGTACAGAAGCACTTGAAACATCTGATGTGTACGACAAAAGGACAGGAGAATATTACACACATTATACTGATAAAGACGGTAACATTCACGACACTAGAGTAGAGTTAGTTTTAACAATGACTGACTATGAGTTATTGAAAGAACACTATGAGCTTGTTGACTTTGAGATATTAGATGGTTGTTGGTTTTATAGTGAAATAGGTATCTTTGACGAGTACATTGATAAGTACAAGAAAATCAAAATGGAAAGCAAAGGTGCGTTGCGTGAGTTGGCAAAGTTGTTCCTAAACAATTTGTACGGTAAAATGGCAAGTAGTATGGATAGTAGTTTCAAACTTGCTTACGTCAAAGATGATAAAACAATAGGTTTTCTGCCAGTTGCACAAGCAGACAAAAAGCCGGGTTATATACCTGTTGGTTCAGCTATAACAAGTTACGCAAGAAACTTCACAATTAGAGCTGCACAGAAGAACTATCATGGTAAAAACAAAAGAGGTTTTATATATGCAGATACAGACAGCATACATTGCGACATTGAACCTAATGAGATTGTTGGTATTAAGGTTCACGATAAAGACTTCTGCTGTTGGAAACTTGAAAGCTGTTGGGATATAGCGGTTTTCACAAGACAAAAGACTTATATTGAACACGTTGTTAAGGAAGATTGTGAACCAATAGACAATCCATACAATAATATTAAGTGTGCAGGTATGCCACAAAGATGTAAAGACTTATTTCAAAAGTCACTTGACGGAAACGCTGACATTAAAGGGTACACAGATAAAATAACAAATGTGTTTAAGGATTGGACAGAAGATGAAAAAGAGTTCTTATTTGAAAAGGAAACTGGTAAACCAATAAAGAGAAATCTTAGTGACTTTAGAGTAGGACTAAAAGTGCCAGGAAAATTAAGACCAAAGAGAATACGTGGCGGTATACTACTTATTGACACATCGTATGAAATGAGGTAAATTATGGAAGTTAAAACTATTAGAATTAAATATGTAAAAGAGGATATGGATAAGATTGAAATTCTTAGTAACGGAGATTGGATTGACTTGCGTATTGCAGAAGATATTTCACTTGAAGCAGGAGAGTTCAAACTAATTCCACTTGGAGTTGCTATGATGTTACCTAAAGGGTATGAAGCATTAGTGATACCTAGAAGTTCAACCTTTAAGAAATATGGTATAATTCAAGCAAACAGTGTTGGTCTGATTGATGAAACATATTGTGGTAATAACGATGAATGGCATTTTCCAGCATACGCTACTAGGGATATCAGCATACCTAAGAACACAAGAATATGCCAGTTTAGAATTATTGAACATCAACCATCTGTTGGTATTGATGAAGTAACAGAATTATCAGAAATAAACCGTGGAGGTTTTGGTTCAACTGGTGAAAAATAAACACAATAAGAAAAGCAGGGGCGAACTAAGTTCGTATCCCTGCTGTTCTATTTATATCTTTAACTCATGTACCAAACAAAGCGTTCAGCGAAAACGAAAAGCGGTGTAGGCACTATCATTTCAAGTGTGCTACCCTACCCGTTCATTGGTGGATGCATGAGAAGATACCTAAAAGTTATAAACACTTTCCACAATTTAATGTGGATAACTTAGTAACTCAATGCACTAAGTACCGCTTCTTTACACCTCATATCCTTAAATCTGAACGCACCACGTTCAAATAAATATCTAAGGTTTGACAAAAAGAAGTCATTTCTTTTTAACATAACATAGTTCACTTCATGGTCTGCTGTTGTTACTGTTATTTTAGTTTTAAATGTAATATCTGGTTTATCATCGCAATAGATAAAACCGTCCTCTGTAAATTCTCTCAAACCAAAATCATTTCCTTTGTATTTTAGAGTACAAATATATCTGTTCTTACCTGTTGGCTTATCAACAAAACTCTTGTTATCATTAAGATAAACACATTCGCTACTATAAGCAACATAAGTGTTCTTAGCAAAAGCTCTATTAAATCCACTACTTTTCTGTTCCTCACTTGCACTAGATATAAAACCTTGTTCAAGTACAAAACCGTCTCCACGTAGGAACTTAGTATCGTCTTTAAGCCTAGCACTTATTCCCATTTCAACGTAGTACGGGTTTATAATACTTACTGGATTACTAAGCATATAAACTGGAACATATCTAACCTGTTCACCTTGTCCTCTAGCAATAGAAGTGTGAACACTAAGTAACTTCTTAACTTCTTCATTACAGTAGTGATTAGTTTCACTCTGAAATTCATCAAATATCATACGCATAATATCTGAAAATAAGTGACTATATTTTTTTATCTGGTCTGCACTATTAAGGCTTAAAGCATATCCACAACTTTTACCATCTAAAAACAATTCATGGAATATACCACTCGCTCTACGTTTGCTAGTCATTTCGTGCCCACTAAAGAACAAACTACCTAAGTCTTTATAGAACTTATCCACAACATCATCAAGTTCATAATTATACCTATAAATAAGCCCAAACTTTTCACCCTTATCTAAGAATCTATTTATACATAACCTACCAAAGTAAGTTGTCTTACCGCCAGTACGATTAGTTGTACACATATATATTTCTGGTTTGTACCCATTTATGTCAAGCATAGACAATAGTTTAGTACCATCATAATACTTACTCATGTTATAATCACTCCCTTTCCTAATATATTATAACATACCTATTGCAATTTGTCTAGTAATATGATATAATAAATATAAATTAACAAGGAAAGGAGAGAAAAGTTGGAACAGTTTTACCCCATAATTATTGCACTGGTTTTCAATGCTTTAGACCTAATTAGCGGTATCATAACAGCGGTTAAAAACAAAGACATCCAATCAGCAAAATTGCGTGACGGACTTTTCAAAAAGGTAGGATTCGTGTTATGTTACTTTGTAGCTTGGTTAGTTGACACACAAGGCACTAAAATAGGTTTTCAGTTTGGAATATCAATACTACCTATCATTATTCTGTATGTGTGTACAACTGAATTGGTGTCTATACTTGAAAACATTTGCAAGATTAACTCAGATATTCTGCCGGAAAAACTTATGGAACTATTTCACATTTCCGATATTAAAAAGGAGGACTAATTATGCCTAACATTATGAAAGCGGTTCAGTTTATGATTGATACCGCAAACGACAACACACATGGATATGACCAGACACACAGAAATGGACCAGATTATGACTGTTCTTCTCTTGTTGGAACAGCACTTCATGAAGCAGGTTTTAATGTATCACCTTATTCTTGGACAGGCAATCTGGAGTCACAGTTGCGTAAAGCAGGTTTTGTAGAATGTAAAGCACCTTGGTTACCAGGTGACGTGCATCTAAAGACACAGCATCATGTTGTAATGAGTATCTCAAACAACCAGATTGCTCATGCTTCTATCAATGAAAAAGGAACTGTAACTGGCGGTAAAACTGGTGACCAGACTGGAAAGGAAATCTGTATCAGAAGCTACTACGAATACTCTGGCGGTTGGGATGTACACCTTAGATACGCAGGACATAACACAGAAGTTGCACCAGACGTATCAGTTGACACAGTTGCAAGGGAAGTAATTGCAGGAAAATGGGGTAACGGAGATACTCGAAAAAAACTTCTTACAGAAGCAGGTTATGATTACAACGCTGTACAGGCAAAAGTAAATGCTATTTTGTCTGGAAAAGAGTTAAAATCTAACGGAGAAATTGCAAGAGAAGTAATTGCTGGCAAGTGGGGAAGTGGTGATACAAGAAAGCATAAACTTACCACCGCAGGTTATGACTATTCTGCCATTCAGAAACTTGTAAACCAGATGTTAGCATAAGTGTAACCTATGCCAGACATAAATCGTGCATATTCATGGGCTATTGAAACGTGTAATGCACCTAATGTTGGTTATTCACAATCATATCGTAACGCACAAACAGTTGACGGTATAACATACTACGATTGTGCTTCATTTATAAACTATGCGTTACTAGCAGGTGGTTTTGAAACACCGTCTTATGCACCAAACAGTAATGCCTTTACCACTTATTCAGAAGCGTCCGAACTTTTGCGTTTAGGGTTTACAGAAGTTGACGCAAGTGGTGAATATCTAGCAGGAGATATAGGTCTATCAAGTGGTCACACAGAAATGTGCTATCGTGGTGGAAGTGGTAAAGGTGTTTTCATGGGGGCACATACAGATAACGCTCCACTTGCTAATCAAGTTAGTATAGGTTCAAGCGGGGGTAATACAGATTATGAACGTTCCTTTCCTAGGCTGTTTAGATACGGAGAAGGTGGTGCAACTGGATACGGTGCAAGTGCTTATGTTATTGCAGCTTTAGCAGGTAACGCTTGGAGAGAAAGCCACATAAACCCTACACTTTCTCAAATAGGTGGTGGTGCTTTTGGTTTATTTCAATGGGACGGTTCAAGGCGAGACGCACTATTAACATGGTTGAGTGAAAATGGTTATGAAGATACAAGTCCAAATGGTCAAATGCAATATTTAATTGTAGAGGACGATTGGATTGGTACATTTGACGGTATATCTTCATTAACAGAATTTATAAATTCTAGTTCAACTAATGTTGCTTCATTAACAGAAGCGTTTTGTACTTGTTGGGAAAGACCAGGTGTGCCAGCTCTTGATGAAAGAATTGAATTTGCGAATGAAGCACTTGAGTATATTTTAACTCATGCAAATGACACTTCAATAGTAGAATGGGAAACAGAACCAATGTACTATTTGTCAAGACAACAAGCGTTACACAATGCTGTACTTATGTATCGGTTTTATTCAGCAGGCGGTGGTGGTGGTGGTACACCGTCTACACGAAAAAAGAAAATGCCTATATGGATGTGGATAAAATACCATTATTAATAAGAAAGGAGAAACAGGTATGCCGTTCAAAGCAGGTACTTATAAACATGAAGAAGGATTTACTATTATGGTAACAGAAGATGGTGTAATTATGCTTTCACCTAATCACCCTCTTTCATTAAGATTAAGCGTCTTATTTGACACTACAAAGTGGACAAAAATATCATAGAAAGGAGAGTATTATGGCAGTAAAAAATAGGGAAGAAATTCTTGCAGAAGTTAGAGCCAAATTCGGTGAACAGACTGACGATGAAACAATCACATTAATTGAAGATATTACTGATACACTATCTGACTTGGAAACAAAAGCACAAGGGGATGGTACAGACTGGAAAGTTAAATACGAAGAGAATGACGCAGAATGGCGAAGAAAGTATACAGAGCGTTTTTACAGTTCCAGTCCAGAGGATAACCCTCCACCACCTAAACCAGATGATACACCAAAACCTAAGACGTTTGCAGAACTGTTTACAACAGTTTAGCAATAAATACAATTAAGAAAGGAAGATTAAATCATGGCAAGAAGAATTGCAAACAGTACGCTTAATGCGTCAACCATGGACATTCTCAATGTAATCCGACAGAACGCTTCTTATGATTATCAGCAGAATGTGCCAGAAGTTGCAACTGTCAACGACATCCCCAAAGTGGGAGAAATCATCTATGGTACACCCGCATTTGCAAATCAGTTTATCAATGCTCTGGTAAACAGAATTGCAATCGTGCGTGTACAGAGTGCAACCTTTAACAACCCTTACTCTATCCTCAAGAAAGGTTACATTGAATACGGAGAAACTGTCGAGGATATTTTCGTGTCTATTGCAAAAGCTGTTGACTTCAATGTTGAAAAAGCAGCTAAACGTGAGTTCCAGAGAACTCCACCTGATGTTCGTTCAGCTTTTCACGTTATGAACTGGAGAGTAATGTATCCTGTTACCATTCAGGACGAGGACTTACGACAGGCATTTCTTAGCATTGAGGGTGTTCAGAACCTTATCTCTAAGATTGTAGACAGTGTTTATACAGCCGCAGAGTACGATGAATTTCTTCTGTTTAAGTACCTGCTTATTAAGGCAATCAGTCACGGAAAAATGTACCCTGCTTCTATTGGAGTAGGTACAGACCTTAGCGAAGCGGCTGTACAGTTTAGAGGAACGTCTAATCTGTTACCGTTTATGTCAAGTGAGTATAATGAGTTAGGTGTTAAGACTAACACACCTAAAGAAAGACAGGTAATATTTATGGACGCTATGTTTAATGCACAGTTTGACGTAAATGTACTTGCAAGTGTGTTCAATATGGATAAGGCTGACTTCATGGGTAGACTGTTCCTCATTGACAACTGGACTGATTTTGATAATGAACGGTTTGATATTATCAGAGCAAACTCTGATGGCATCGAAGAAGTAACAGCACAAGAGTTAGCTATATTGGCTAATGTAAAGGCAGTTATTTTGGACGATAACTGGTTTCAAGTTTACGACAACAACAACAAATTCACAGAAAAGTATGTTGCTTCTGGTTTGTACTGGAACTACTTCTATCATACATGGAAAACGGTGTCAAATTCACCATTCGCAAATGCTGTTGTGTTTGCAACCTCTGCCGCAGACGTTGCTTTGCCTGAAACTATTACTGTTCATGTGGACGCTAAAGATGAAAGTGCTGTTGCTACCGTATTTACAATCAGTGCTGACTTTGAAGAAGCAGGCATTAGTCCACAGAATGTGAACTTTGTTCAGACAGATGTACTTACAACTGCTGGTATCGCTGTTCAGAAATATGGTGGTCTTATTATTCCTACTTCACAGATTGGAACAGCTATCAAACTTGTTGCAGAGATTAACGGAACTATTTACACCGCAGGTACTACTATCAGTGGTTCTACTGCCGTTGACGAAACTGTTACTCTTAACAAGGGATAAAAATTTAACTTTAAGGGTACATCAGTTTTTCTAGTGTGCCCTTACTAGAAAGGAGACTATTATGAGTAAAACTATGTACCCTGCTGACAATGTAGGAAAAGACGGAACTGTTTATCCAACAGTTGGTGAACATATAAGAAAAACAAGTGGTGCTTCTGATATAACAGCAGATGGCATTAAGAGTGCAATCAAAGATAACACAGAGCGTGGTAAAGTTTGCTCTGCTCTTGATGTAACAGCAAGTGAACTTAAAACAGCAATAGTTAATCTATTGACAGGTAAAACAATGTACTTTGGTGGATTAGATAGTGATAAACTTACAGTCACCGAACTTGCAGAAATTAAAGCATACTTAGGCATAGTATAAAGGAGTAATTGTATGTATATACAACCTACAACAAATATAAGGTTACTTAAAGATGTACCTCTTGATACAACCTATGACCACACAATATACTTTGATAGTGCAACAGCTCAATACAATTATTTTATTGGATTGCAGAAATACAATCTGACTAATTACACCTATCAAAGAGTAAAACGTGGTGTAGCTAGGGTTGGAATTAAAGCAGAAAATCTGTATGACTGTAATTACATGATGTTCCAAAACACAGCTTACGGAAATAAGTGGTTTTATGCGTTTATAACAGCGGTTGAATTTATAAACAACGAGTGTGCAGAGATTTACTTTGAACTTGATGTTATGCAAACGTGGTTCTTTGATTGTGAACCAGACTACTGTTTTGTTGAACGTGAGCATACTGAAACTGACACTATTGGTGAGCATATTGAACCGGAAACAGTTGCAACTGGTGAGTATGTTTTTAATGACTATAAACCGATAACGTATATGAATGATATGGTTGTTTGTATTGCTATTGTTGATACAAATGCCGCTACGGACGGCACGTTATATGACGGCATATATGGTTCAGCACAATTATGGGTTTATGATAGCACAGATGTGCAAAATATCAATAATAAGGTTAATGAGTATGTTCAGAAACCTGATGCTATTATTGGTATGTATATGTTCCCTAAAATGTTTATTGGTGATAGTATTCCAGATACGCATAGATTGAGTTACGGACAGGGTGCTACTAAGAATGTTGTTTCGTTACCTGCTGTTACTAATGACGATACACTTGATGGTTATAAACCGAAGAATAAAAAGTTGTATACTTATCCGTATAACTTTTATCATGTTGATAATGCAAGTGGTAGCGAATTAAGTTTACGGTATGAGTTCTTTGAAAATCACAGACCTGTTGTTGAAATAAGTGGAACAGTGACACAGCCAGTAACTGCTATACTTAGACCTTGTAGTTATAAAGGTGTATCTGGTTATAGTGAGTTAGGTGGTTACACTAGCTTGAATACAGAGAGTTTACAGCTTAACAGCTATCCAATGTGTTCGTGGAATGTGGACGCTTATCAAGCATGGGTGGCTCAAAATAGTGTACCAATCGCACTTAATACTATTGCTAGTGTAGGACAGATGGGTATTGCAGGTGCATATAGCACAAACCCTAATTCCGTTATTGGTGCAGGAATTATAGGGCAAGTAAGTGGTCTTATGTCACAGTTTTATCAATCTTCTATTGCCGCTGATATTAGTAAAGGCAATCTTAATAATGGTGGTGGTAATGTTGCTAATGGTAAGCAACAATTTTACGGTGGACGGTGTAGCGTATGTCAAGAATACGCAATAATGATTGACGAGTATTTTACTATGTTTGGCTATGCTGTCCGTAGAGTTAAGAAACCTAACAGAAATAGCAGACCACATTGGAACTATGTAAAGACAGTTGGTGCTACTGTTACTGGTAGTGTGCCAGCTGACGATATGAAGAAAATTTGTAGTATCTATGATAGTGGTATTACTTTCTGGAAGAATGGTTCAGAGGTTGGGCAATATAATCTTGATAATACAGTGTAAAGGTGGTGAAAATTAGTTATGGGTAGAAAGCGTGGTATTACAGATATGTTTGGTGATAGTGCTACACTAAACAATCTGACATATATGCAGTACCTTAATAGACTAACAGAGTTAGCTATTTCCATGTTTGAATGGAAAAATTTACCTGCTAGTGTTGATGGTAGGTATCTTGAATTACACCTCTTTGAAACTGGTTGTATGGTGTACTTTAATGATGATGTTCTTGGTAACTTATGTTTGGACTGTATCACAAATGGTAGACTTGATGTATATGGCAATCCTATTTTGCGTAGAGCTTACTCTGGATATAACAACTATCAGAAGTTATTGAAAGAAAGTAACAGCGTAATTATATGGAACAATTATCTGCACACAAATAGTATTCTTGATATTAAAATGTTTGCTAGAAGATTATATAATCTTGACAGGATAATTGATGTTAATGCTAATGCACAAAAAACGCCAGTTATGGTGCAAGGTACAGAGAAACAGAGGTTGACACTGATTAACTTATATAAGGAGTTTGATGGTAACGCACCATTCATTTTTGGTGATAAAAACTTAGACTTAAATGTGTTAAAGGTGTTGCAGACTGGTGCACCGTATGTTTGCGATAAGTTGTACCAATTAAAGACGCAGATATGGAATGAAGCTTTGACGTATCTTGGTATCAGCAATATCAACATTCAGAAAAAGGAAAGATTGATAACTGATGAAGTAACAAGAAACCAAGGTGGTACTATTGCTAGTAGATACAGTAGATTGGAAAGTAGGAGACAGGCTGTTGAAAAGATTAACGCTATGTTTGGAACTAATATTGAGGTTAATTATCGTGAAGATTTTCAGCAGGTTGACAATGATACTATTCCAGAGGACGCTGGTGCTGATACGATAGGGGGTGCCGGTAATGAGTAAATATACTACACAAGTTAGATTCATTTGTGAAAGCAAGAGTGGGCTTGAAGTAAGTGGCGGTAGTGATGTTGATAACATTATCGCAGGTTCATGGAATAAGATATTTACGAGTAAAGCACCGTTCTTTGATGAAAATTACAGATGTGTATTGTGTTCAAAGATTTTGAAGCACTATTATATGAGAGAAATTTGTTGTGAAACGGTAGGTATCTGGACGCTTTGGATGAATACAAGGCTTGAAGAAATTATGCCGTACTACAATCAGTTGTATGAGAGTGCTAAAATTAAGTTTAACCCAATGCACGATGTAGACTTAACTAGGAAACATGAGAGAAATGTTGAAGGTACAAAAGAAGAGAATGAAACAAGAACAGAGACGAGTGACGGTAATAGAACACTGACAGGAAATAGAGACACTGATGCTACTGGTAATAGTACAAGAAATACTACAAGTGCTAGTGATGAAACTAAGAGAGATTTGTATTCTGATACACCGCAAGGAGCTATTACTGGTTTGGAAAATGAGAACTATTTAACTAATGCAAGAAAAATTACAGATAATGTAAACGGAACTGGTGACGAGAATACTAATACAACAGAAAAAAATAGAGCTGAATATACTGAAACTGAAAACACGAATAGCGACGTAAATGGAGAAACAAAAAATACTGGAAGTAGTAATACGGTGGAAGATTACCTTGAAACTGTCGTAGGAAAACAAGGTACAGAAAGTTTTAGCAGTCTTTTAAATAAGTTTAGGGAAACCTTTCTGAATATTGATATGATGGTTATTGAGGAGTTTAGTGACTTATTCTTTGGACTTTGGTGATAAAAGGAGAATAAAAATATGAAGTGTAACAATTATAAAGATAAAAGTCCCATTATATTACCAGAAGTTTACTGGGATGCCTTATCGTACGAAGAACAAATAAAAAATCTATATGATTATATTTGTTCTTTGCCAAAAGACAACATTTATAATAACACATTTGTTATAAATGATTGTTCAAATCTAGCTGACGCTGTTATTCCTCAAAAAAGAATAAGGAGTTACAGTTATGATGATATGTGTAGGGATATAGGTGTACTTTGTGACAATTACCCTAAAATAAGAAAAAAAGTTCTTGGGACAAGTGTTCTTGGGCTTGAACTTATTGCACTTGAATACGGCACTGAAAATGCCACAAGACACTTATTTGTTTTTAATGGGTTTCATGGTAATGAGTGTAGTGCAAGTATTATGCTTGCTGAATTAGAAGTATTAGTAAAAAATGGTGTGTATGGTGGTATTGATATGTGGGAAGAAATACTTAACAACGATACAGCTATCCATATCATACCTATGGCTAACCCAGACGCATGGCAATTAGGATTAGCAGGGTTCTCATATTTTCCAGACATGAGTAGTGAAACAAAGGAACTTATAAAAACTCTCTTAGAGGACTATATTAGAAACTATGCTAAAGATGAAGCATTAGGTTCAAATTGGGATGCTGAATCTAAAGAAAATCTTGAAAATTATATCAGAAGTTTAGGTGGAAATCCTGATATAGATTATTCTGCTTATGTTTTTAGAGAAGAAGATTTGCATTGTTGGGAAAGTAATGCTAACGGAATTGACTTACATTACAACTGGTATACACCAGAAATGAAAAAAACTGTTGATATTGCACTTGCAAGTGTGAACCACAACCACCCTAATGCCTATGTTTATGGTGCACAAGGAAAAACCGCTTATCTTGATGAAAACCTTATTTATAGAAATTACATCAAGAGTTTTGAAAGAAGCGACAACAATTATTATTTTAACTTCTTAAACTATCACCAAAAAGGTCCTACAAATATATGGAATTATAGGTTGAAAGGTTTGCAGAATAACCGTAACTTTGATTGCGGTAATAAACTTTGCGAACTAATGCAAGTTCCGTATAGTGCTAAAGTTGGCAATCAAAGTACACCTATTGGATTTACTGCTTGGGGTGGTATTGCTTATCAAAGTGATTACACTCTATCCTTTACAATGGAAATTGGGTGGACATATAGTAAGAAACGTGGTGACTGGTGGAATGATACAAGTAGTGCCGCACAGCGTTCACCTGTTCCAGATGAACAATGGAATGACATGTATCGGTCTAATAAAAGTGTATTTATCTGGTTTTTGAGGTACTACATTTCGTTTAGAGATGTGTGGAATAGACATCAGTATCTAAGCGAATATAACCTAAAAGACTATGTAACAAATGAACGTTTTGCTATTCCTAGTATGAATTTAATAGGTCAAATTGTTAATAAAGTTGGGCAGATATATGATTCACTGAATGATATGGGTTTAAGTGCAACGTCAACTATGCAAGATGTTATTGATAAACTTGACTTCACTGGTTCAGCCTTACTTGGAATAACAAACGCACTAAGTATTAGTAATGATTTGCCATTCTGGGGTTACAGTAAAACAGGATATCTTCATTTCTATCCTATTACTACGAGTGGTATGGTTGTTGATTTTTATGTAAGAAAAACACCGTATATGTATAGAAAAATATACTGGAGTGATGGTACAACAACAGACTGGGTTAATTTAACACCTATTAGCACAGATTACGAATCACTTGGTGTTACACAAGGGTTACCAAACGCAACGCTTGAACAGTTGTGTAGTAAAGTTAATATTTATCAAACACTCGAAATTGATTTAAGTAAAACTAATAACAATATTATTGGTATACCTGATGGTGTTGGGACTAATTATAGGTTAAAGATTATAGGTCACAGACCTAACAATAGAGTTGAAATAAATGATATTAACTCTGGTAACACATGGATTAATCACTATAGCAGAACTAACAATACATTAGGTACTTGGTATAAGGTGCAAGCCAACACTCTCTAATAAAGGCGACATTAAGTTGTCGCCTGAAACAACAACATTGAAAAATGGCGAAAGCCAATTATTTAAAATAATGGAGGTATAAATATGGCAGTATGGAGACTTGAAGATGGTACAGCAAAAGTATCAGAATATACAACAATAAAAAATGGTTTATTATATGTAGGTTTAGGACAGTCCGCAGGAACTATTATTGTAAAAGGTGGTGAAGAAGACGACGTATTAGGTACAGCGACTGTAACGTGTGTTTTAGAAAATGTTGTACCGAATCCAACAAACGTTTTAGCAGATAATAGTGAAAATGGTACAAGACAATTAACAATAAAAGCTGGTGATAGAACAATCACTGGTGGCACTTGGAGACTTGAAAAAACACATACGACTATAATTGATGATACTACTACGATAAACAATAACGGTTTGTTGACATGGTCAAAGAAACAAAGTAGTGGACAGATTGCAGCAGTTTTCACTAAAGATGGTGTAACTAAGTCTGTACCTATTGTGTTTAAGAAAACGAAAATTAGCATAACACCTGCAACAGCAAACGTTAAAAATGGTGCAACACAGCAATTTACATTAAATTAAACATTGTGTAGTAAAAAGGGTATGATGATTATTAGTTTAATCATTGTACCTTTTTACTGTGCAACTGGAGAACAGGGTTTGAAGTTAAAGGGGCAAA